AAATATCCAAAAGAAAGCTGCAGATCCTTCTCATCATGAATTACAAATATGGTGCGCAGATATGTGGGCAGTACTTTGGAACGGATGGATAAAAGGAAACGAAACGGAAGTGGTAAAAGAAATGGACTTTTGTTGGGGAACTGATAGCATAAATAGATGGGAAGAGACCACTATTTATCACAATGCAGGAGTAACATGTACTTGTGGAGGTAAGTTCTATAAAGCTAGTTATAGAGACAGCTTACCATATAATTTAAGTCTTAGGACCAGTGACGATAACTGTAGTCATTTATATTACCAAGAAATTAAAGAAGTAGAAACAAAAACTTGTTTGTTATGAAAAAAATAGGAATAGTTATATTGGCCACCAACTCTTACTTTGTTTTAGGAGTTAGATTCATAAAAAGGTTTAATCACTTTTACAAAGGAGATAGAAAAGTAAAGTTTTATTTATTCTCTGATCAAGATCCAAAAGATTACATATCAGAAGATATAGAAGTAAGTTATCACTATGATAAGCATGAAAATTGGCAAGATGGAACTAATTCCAAATTTAAAAACATAGTCGTAATAAAAGAAGATCTAGACAAAGATTGTGATTATGTTTATTATTTTGATGCTGATACAAACATTAATAAAGAGTTTACTGAAGATTGGTTCTTAGGAGATCTAGTTGGAGGAGAACATTATGGAAATAGAGATTGGCTAAAAGATGGAGCTGGATTCGATAGGAATCCTGTATCTAAAGCTTATGTTCCATTAGATAGTAAGTTACCGTACATATACCATTATGGAGCTTTCTTTGGTGGAAGAACTGATCTTGTTATGGATTTTTGTAATACACTCATAAGCTATCAAATAGAAGACAAGAAAATAGGATATGAACCAGGCGTGAACGATGAAAGTTATATAAACAAATATTTTCATTTTAATCCTCCGACCTATACAGTACCTTGCGATAAGTTTATGTTTGATATAAGTGATAAAGGGGGAATAGGTGATACTAGATATACTACTTTAGATATAACAGAAATAAAAGAATCAATATTGGCAATAAAACTTAAATTATTTGATATTAGAAATGGAAAAGTCTACGAGTAAAGTAATAGTATATACGACTCACTATATAAAGCCAGAATTCATACAATTACAATATGAACAGTTTAAAAAGTATTGTAAAGATAACTACGAATTAGTAATAGTCAATAACGGTAAAGATCCAGAATTAGAGGATCAGATACGAGAAACAGCTCTTTCGCTAGGATTAAGATGCATAGACTTTGAAAAACGCAAAGATGTTGCTTTGTTTTCTTCTCAACATCACACCGTATGTTTAGAAAATCTTTTAAAGAATTATATAAAAAAAGATGATCCTCAAAATCTAACCGTAATTACAGATAATGATGTTTTTCCGTTTAAACCATTTAGTTTCTTAGAAATTATCAATGGAAAAAAAGTTGGAGGCATGTACCAACAAAGAAACTATCACGGAATAGAACATGAATACATAGCATCTATATTCATGATGTTTTACAACGATGTAGATATGACAGATTTTAGTTTTCATAATGGGATAGGAGACACAGGTTGTGGAACTTTTACTCTTTTAAAAAAATATGAGACCGAGCTCGTTAAACATACCGCGGCTATAGATACTGAAAAAGACTTTATATTCACTAAAAATGATAATCAATTTCCGTATTTAGAAAAGTATAGATGTCAATTCATACATGATTGTTTTATACACTACTATCGAGGATCAAATTGGTCAGAGTCTGATCCTAATTATCACGAAGAGAAAATGAACTTTTTATTATCTTTTTTAAATGACAAAGATAGTTATGGAATTAATTTAGATAGTAAAGTTTGTTACAGTACCGCTCATTCTGATAAAGGATATAATGGAGTAGATCATAATTACAGAAATTATAAATTTGTAACAAGTCAATAAAAATTAATATTATTTTAATACAAGCTACTAAATAAAAAAATGAACTCGATATTAATATTAGTGATGAGCTCAGAAATTCATCAAAGTAGAATCGATTCTGTAATGAATTCATATTACAATAATGTAAAAAAATACCCTAATATAGATCTAATATTTTATTCTGATCATAAAGACGATTCGAATGATCTAGTAATGAGAGTAGATGCAGATTATGAATTTATTTATAGAGATAATGAAATAAAACACGCTGCTTCTTTTAAATTAATACAAGATCATTTTTACAAAAAATATGATTGGTTTTTATTTGTTGATGATGATACATATGTTAATGCTAATATATTATACAATAATATCGATTCTTTTTCTGATGATTACGCATATGGATATTACTTCAAGGATTTAGGTTATGTTTCAGGTGGAGGAGGATGCTTGATTTCAAATAAAACGATATCTAATCTTTTTGATTTCAAAGTATACAATACAGGATATGCAGACGTTAGTCTTGGTATTAATGCTAGAGAAAAAAACATAAAGTTTAAACATAGCGATTTTTTTTATTGCTCTAGTCCATGGTATGATAATGAAAAAGATCCTGAGCAAGTTGTTCAAGACACTATAAATAATAGAATAACATATCATTATGTGAATCCTCAGCAAATGCAGATAATATATCAAAAGTATAATAGTTAAAACATTATCTGGCAATAACTCGCATTTTAAATATTTATAACAGATGCCTATAGCCTACTCTCCATACACAATGTCTTTTCAGTCCCAAACTACGATCTATCAAAACGAAGTTAGGTGTCATGTAAATGAAAACGATTTTAACTACACTCAGAATCCAAGCGCTACAGTTTCAGGATCTTATGGAGCTTATGAAGATGTAATTACAGGATCAGACTTTAGACCATATGCTACTGCGGTTGGGATATATAACGATCAGAACGAGCTACTAGTAGTTGGTAAACTATCCACTCCATATCCTATTCCATCTAACACGGATATTACTTTTATCATTAAATGGGATTCATAAAAAACTAAAGACGTGTTAAAAAATATTAGTCCCAGTAGATTATCTAACACGAATCCAATAAAGTATTCGATTCCATATAAAGGTGCAACAAATAGACTAGCTAAATTTGATAGAGATGATGCTAACGCAAGTATTCCAGGATCTGCTCCTAATATAGAAATTGTAAACACTACAACTACTAGTACTACAACAAGCACTACTACGGTAGCATCAACTACAACTACTACCACTACAGCAGCTCCAACAACAACTACTAGTACTACAAGCACTACGACAACTGCGGCACCTGGGACTACTACTACTACTAGTACCACAACTAGTACTACAACTGTAGCTCCAACAACAACTACTACTAGTACCACAACTAGTACTACTACAGCAGCTCCAACTGTATTTACTGTAACTAATAATGTCTCATCTAATTATATAATAAACGGAGGATCAAATCCAACATTAAGTGTAACTGAAGGTCAAACTTATATCTTTAATATAAACGCGAGTGGACATCCGTTTTGGATAAAAACAACACCAGTGACTGGTACAGGTAATGCATATAATAGTGGAGTAACTAATAATGGAATTGATAATGGAACAATAACGTTTGTAGTTCCATATGATGCGCCTTCTACGCTTTACTACATCTGTCAATTCCATTCAGGTATGGTCGGCACTATAAATGTAACAAACGTGTAAATAACCACAACTACAATAGCATAGTCGATATTTATACTAAATAGTTTTAATGAATTGGTTATACGAAAATAAAGAAATGCAACAGTTATCTGATTTCCCAGAAAGCTGCGTAGGATTTGTCTATCTCATACAAAATAAGGACAACGGAAGGATCTACGTAGGTAAAAAAATACTTCATAACAACCTTACCAAAAAGCTTACAAAGAAAGAAATCGAAGCTTGGATAAAACCAGGTAGAGTTCCAAAGAAACGGAAAGAAGTAAAAGAAAGCAATTGGCAATCTTATTACGGAAGCTCAAAGACTTTACTAGAAGACATTACAAATCTTGGTAAAGAAGGATTTGAAAGAAAGATCTTAAGACCTTGCTTTACTAAGAAAGAGATGAGCTACTACGAAGTTTATTATCAAATGAAGTACGAAGTATTGCATGTAGATTCTTACAATGAGAATATAGGCGGTAAATGGTTCCGCAAGGATACAGGCCAGATACCAGAACAGTCCCAAGATATTCCTGAGACTGCTGGATAGATCGAAATCTATAAGTTACTAATACATCAATTCCCTTTCCACAATCCTGTCCATGAAGTCAGGATGATTACTAAGATTAAATTTAGAATCAAATATCCAAGTATAAGGGATGTTTTTGGTAGGTCTTTTTTCTCCATGTGATATAGCTATGTGTTTCCAAAAGAAACATGTTTTGTCTTCTACGTTTAAGTACTTTTGACTAGTCATTGGGTTAGAAGGATGATTGACTAAAAGATCCATCTGATAAAGCCACGCTTCTGCTTGTTTGTTCTCGGCTAAAAACATTCCATTCTCATTGATCTTATATTTGACTTTACCGTTTAGGTTTTGTCCACCGAATACTTGATGAAGTCCATCGAAGTGACCAGTTCCACCGAATAGTATTGATTCTGGATCTACTAAGTGAGGATAAGCCATAGCAATGTAACGAGCTGTGTTCTTGCAAGGATACAATGGACTTCTAAAATTTTGATTCTGTTTAAAGTAAGCTTCTAACAGTTTAGCAAACTCCATCATTGTGTATCTTCTACGACCTCTAACTTCTACGTCATCAAGTAAAGCGCGCAGATCAGAAGCTGCTCGAAGAGGACCATCCAGAATCCACTGTTTAACGTTAGTTCCCTTAGGATAGTAGATCTGAAAAAGATCGTTTCTAGCGTGTCTGTTTTCAATAAAGTGTTCTCTTGTTGCATCGATGCCTTGGTTTAAAAGTTTAGTGAATGTTCCCCAATGTTCATTAGTAAAACTAAAGACTAAAGTAAGAAACATACGTTCATGATTGTCTGTAACATTCTTCATAAAGTCACAGAAAGGATGTTCGTGCCAATGAAGTCTATGAGAAAAGATCTGATACTCATCTTTCAATAAAGGATCTTGACGATCATCAAATACCCTACAGAACTCAAAGAACTTATCAATCCTTTGGTCTAAAGTCCATTCTTTCATCCAAGAGTCTTTAGGTTTTTTACCTTTAAACTCTACTTCACAAGTATTATTGTATGCTATCATAAGTTGTAAATTAGTTTTACCTTTTCTTTGTACTGATCTTCACTTAATCCTACAGACTTAATAATCTTATCATCAGAAGGATGCTCTTTAATTCCATTAAAAGAAGGAATAAGATTAAGATCAAGCATTGCTTTTTGTCTACCATAAGGATGATCTTTAATAGAAGAACTGTTCCACACATGGTCAAAGTCCAAATGATCATAATCAGACCCAGGTTTTAAGTAGTTTTCTACCCATCTGATAAAGTCACAGGCGACGTCCTCCATGTTATAGGGAACTCCACCAGTGTCTTCAAAAACCTTTTGCATAACAGAATCTAAGAAAGTTTCTTCGTCCATTTTCACAGACTTCTTCGCTAAGTAACTGATACATTCTTTAGCATTAGTACCGTAATAGAATACGCTCTCTTTGTTTACGAATTCAGGAAACCAGTCAGCGATATCTGCAATGAATGCAGCGTACTGAAACTTAAATGCTCTTAGTCCTCGATCCTTATTCCACTTAAACATAAAGTCACCAACTTCTCTAAGGTCTTTCTTAGTTCCATTCTCTAGAAAGTTTGCAAGATCTTCTGAAAGTTGAGGTACAAATTCACATAAAAAATAATCTCCTCCACGTTTATACTTGCCTTGAGGTTTTGGAAAGCTAGGGAATTGATAACCAACAGAAGTATAGAATGGTCTCCATGCTCCTTTAATAATCTCTATCATCTGTGGAATATTGTCTGCTTCATGCATCTGAAACAGTAGAGTGTTGTGGTAACCAGATGGCTTAGTAGCGTAATTGATAGCAGATCCTGTCAGTCTATGAAATAAAAATAGATAGATCCACTCTTTAAGACCAAATACATCTCGCTTACCAGTCCAGTTTTTAGCTACTGTTTCTCTCTGTTTAAAGCACAGACCTTGCTCCATCTTTTTCCAATAAGGATGATCTTCTGTCCATCCATAGAACGCATCGTTAACGATCTGAGAGAATCCAGCATACTTTCTTTCGACTACATCATAGAGTTCAACGTGAAGCATAAGATCATCTTCAATGCCGCATGTAGCGTGCTTCTCTATTCCTAAGTTACAGAGTTCTTGTTGACGTTTGGCTAGATTGTAGTAGTGTAAAAATTCTTCGTAGTACTTAGTGGGTTGGATCCACTTCGATGATGGTTTTGTTGTCATTGTTCGAAACGATAGTTTTGTTTTTCCTGTCCTTTATAAATATCTTTAGCTGATATATTCCTACTTTTGATTCTCTCAAATACAGCATTAACAGCATTAGTGTAATAGCTTTCGTCAGAGACTAGAGGAGTCTCTTCATTAACCCACTCTTCTTTAGCATGACCGAATCCCATGATTCTAATGTATCTATGTCCTCTTTGATTAGCAGCAATCTCTTTAACTTTTTCTGTGGCTTCTAATTGAGTTCTTGCCATAACACAGCAAACATAATCTCTACAAACATTCCAATTATTAATAATAAATCTATCGTCTTGATAATGAAGATAGTATACCGTCATAGGTACATAAGGAAGATCTAATTGATCAGTCATAACTTTTATTTAAGTAAATGTACTAAACTTAAACAATATAAAAAAAATAAATTATATAGTGCCCCAAACGGGAATCGAACCCGTACTCGCGTTTTCTGCGAAATGGATTTTAAGTCCATCGTGTCTACCAATTCCACCACCGAGGCAATAAGAGTGCAGTGAGATCTAGATTCTCTGCGGCTACTGCA